ATGGCTAGACGGAAGTACGAGATCCCGCACGGCGAGGGCAGCTTCTACCAGCGCGCAGACGGAAAATGGAGAGGGGTCATCGAGGTCGGCTGGACGGAGGCCGGCACCCGCAGGCGCAAAACCTTCACCGGCCGCGACAAGGATGAGGTTTTCGACCGCATGACAGCGGCACGTCGAGCGATGGCCCGCGGGGAGACGGTCGCCACCTCGGCGCCCACAGTGAGGGCGTGGTCGGACACATGGCTGGACCTGGCCCGCGATCACCTCACGCCCTCATCGCTCGAGCAGCACGCCTCACGTATCCGACGCTGGGTCATCCCGACGCTGGGCCGTAAGCGCATCGACCGGCTCACGCCCGGCGACCTGCGGGCCATGCAGGACGCTCTGGCCGACGCTCAGCGATCTCTGGCGACGCGCCGCGCCGTGCACTCCACGCTGATGACCCTGCTCCATGCGGCGGTGGCCGAGGGCCACGATGTGCCCCGGCCCGTGCTGGCCGTGCGTAAGCCGCCGACGGGCCCCTCTGGTCGCGATGCGATCCCACTGGAGCCCGCCCTGCGGCTGGTCGAGGTCGCCTCGCTGCAGCCGGACGCCTCGCGCTGGGTGGCCGCGCTGCTGCAGGGGATGCGGCAGGCCGAGTGCCTCGGCCTGACGTGGGATGCGGTGGACCTGGAGCGCGAGCAGATCGACGTGGGGTGGCAGCTGGTCAGCGTGCCGTACAGCGACCGGGCGAGGCGCAGGCATGACCTGCCGGAGGGCTGGGAGCATCGGCACCTGGAGGGGACGCGGTTCCTGGCGCGCCCGAAGTCCGCGGCCGGCGCGCGGGTGGTGCCGCTGGTGCCGTGGATGCGTGACGCGCTGGCCGCGTGGCGCGAGGCCGCGCCGGAGTCGCCCCACGGCTTGGTGTGGCCAGCGTCGACGGGCAGACCCATGGGTGTGGATGCGGATCGGCGGCGCTGGTACGGGCTGACCGATGCGGCGGAGGCGTGGAAGTCGCCGGGGGAGCGCGCCGCTGGCGGCGGATGGGACGTCGAGCCCGTCCGCTACAAGCTGCATGAGGCGCGCCACACTGCGGCATCGCTGCTGCTGGCCGGCGTGGATGTGCAGGTGGTGCAGGCGGTCATGGGCTGGTCGTCGGTCGCGATGGCACGGGTCTATCAGCATCCCGGTCGTGGGCAAGTTCTCACAGCATTGTCGCAGGTTGCGACTATTCTTGAGCTAGAACAGTAAAGCCCCCGCGACGGTTGCAGCCGCCCGGGGAGTGGCCGACTGATTGGAGTCGACATGTCAGATCGTACTTGCAGCATTGATGGCTGCGTCAAGCCCCCGAAGCGCCGTGGAATGTGCACGATGCACTACACGCGATGGGTTCGCACCGGTGACCCCGGCGAGGCTCAGCCGCGCTGCTTTCCTGACGGCCTGCCCGGTGCTGAGAGGTTCTCGCGCACACCAAAGGAGACGATGGCGAACGGGTGTATCGAGTGGCGCGGCGGGCTCTACGCCAACGGATACGGGCGGGTGACGCTGCCGAATCGCAAGCACGGATATGCGCACCGAATCGCTTGGGAGGTGGCGAACGGCGAGGTGATCCCAGAGGGCTTGTTCGTCCTTCATGCCTGCGACAATCCTCCGTGCGTGAACCCTGACCACCTCTCCGTTGGCACTCAGGCGGAGAACGTCAGGCAAGCGATTCAGCGGTCCCGGTTTCGCACTGCGAGCAAGCTCAGCACCGACGATGTGCGCGAACTTCGTCGGCGCTATGCGGCAGAGGAGAGCCAGAGGGAGCTCGGGCGCGAGTTTGGCGTGGACCAGTCCACCGTCTCGCAAATCATCACGGGACGCCGCCGGGGGAACGTTACTTAGCCGCGTCGCCGGAGTTGGCGCGAGAGGCGTTGTTGGCCTCTGCCAAGCGGCTACAACTGGAGCCGTGATGGAAAGCCAGCCCGGCGCGGGGATCGAGGGACGCAAAAGAGGCCCCGCCCACCGTGATGGTGTGCGGGGCCTCTGCCTTGTCGGGGCGTCCCGACGGCGGGGGCGGGTGTTAGGCGATGAGTTTCCATCCGGCGGCCTACGCGGTAGTCATAGTGCAATGGCGAGGGGGTCGGTCCAGTGGGCTGGGAATGCCCCGACGAAGCCGACATGCACGACGCCGGTGAAGGACGTAGTGGGGTGGGTGCGGACGGTCACGCGGGCCGTGGTCGCATGCGCTGGTGCGGTGAACGTCCCGGCCCGGAGCGTCGGGCCGCTGGTGGGCGCGTCGAGGGTGATGACCCCCTCCTCCGACGAGAGCACGTCGCCCACGTCGTTCTGGTAGTCGATGTCCACGACTACCGAGCCCGCCGTGCGGGTCGGGATGTGCGCGTTGATGTACAGCTTCCACGGCCCGGTCTCTGTGAGGTGCATGTGTTGGTAGAAGCCCCGGCCCGCCGCAGGGCGGCCGCCCACACTCACGGCGTAGTTGGACACGGCGTCGTCGCGGCGCACGAACCGGCCCCAGCCTTCACCACCGGCATGGGTCCACTGCCACGGCGCATCCCCCACCGGATGCTCCCCGAAGCTAGGGTCGGCGATCTGGTTGTGGACGCGCATCTGGTCCTGCGTGCCGACCGGGTATCCCTCGGCGTCGATCCACTCCACCACCCGCCGGAAAACGGCCTCTTGGAGGTGAAAGTGCAGCGGCGGGGTCGCGGACCCTTCGGTGATGCCGTGGAAGGCGACCACGGCGTGCTGGCCCCGCTCGAAACACGTCCTCACGTAGCGCTGCATCCGGGCGAAGTGCGCGTCGATCAGCTGCGTCGATGAGTTGATCGTCATCCAGCCCGTCATGAATGCAGGCTTGTCCCAGGGCATCTGGTTAGCGGTTTCGACGGTGACACCGACGAAGCGGAAGTTCTGGTAGAGCCACGCGTCGTATTTGGGGTAGCGGGTGCCGTTGGGGTAGGCGAAGCTTCGCGGGACGGGGAGCCCCATGTCGCTGATGTCGGTGATCGACGGCTTGACGAGTTGCGACCAGATCGGGAGTGGTTGCCAGTTGGCGGCGACGTGCTCACGGGTGTGGGACGCGATCTCCCAGCCGTAGTCCTCGTGCAGTGCGACTAGCTCGCCGGCGGTGAGGATCGGCAGGCTGTTGCGGATGCTGCCGAGCCACTCGGGGCCGGTGCCCACGTAGCCGGTGCCGCGATGGCCGTATTTCGCCATGATAGGGGCGGCAATCCTTAGGCATCCCTGGTAGCCGTCGTCGAAGCGGTAGACGACCATTGGGCCGGGATGCTGCCCACGCAGGGCCCGCTGCACGGGGCGGCGTCGCTCCCGCACATCCAGCGTCGCCACGGCTGCCGGCGCGGAGAGCCGCTCCTCGCCATGCAGGAAACCACCGTGGGCTTCGAGCACGGTGCGGTACACGTCGGTGCCGACCGGCTCGTTGCCTGCTCCGTAGGCGGCGGTGATGTCGATGACCATGGGGCGTCGGATGCGCAGAACCCTGCCCGCCGCGTCAGCAGCCGAGGCGTGCGCCGCGGCCACCGACAGTTGCACATTGGCGCCGTCGAGCGACGCGTCAGCGACGATCACACCATGCAGCACGTACCAGCGGCCGGCCTCCGGCTGATGCAGTGTCCGGCCCGACGAATTGTATCCCCGCAGGCCCACACTCGACGAACCCCGAATCAGCGACACATTGATGCCCGTGGTGTTGTCCGCGTCGGATAGTTCCGCTTCGACCGACACCCAGTAGCGGTGGCCCTTCTCGCCCGTGAAGCTGGAGCCGAAGGACTGGTAGGCGCTGTGGCTCGACGCCGCGCCGGAGGCCGTGGACGATAAGACGCCATCCGCAGAGGACAGGGTGGCGTTGATCCCGGCCCAATGGTTCAGCCCATCGGACCAATTCGCGTTGCGGATCAGCGACTGCCCTGTGTGTACGACGCGCGCGAAGTTCCCCGCAAGCTCGCGGAGCTGCTCGACGGCGGAGGTGGCGGCTGATGTGGCGGTAGCAGCGGACTCGGCTGCGGCGGTGGCCGATGTGGCGGCGGCGGACGCTGAGTCGGCAGCAGTGGAAGCCGCGTCGGCTGCCGTGTTGCCCGTCGCGTCGATAGTGGCCTGCAAGTCCGCAGCCGCTTGCAGCAGATCCCCGGACACCTCGATGGATTCGGTGACGCGTGCCACCCACTCCTCCACGACCGGGTTGCCGGGTGGGGCGATGATGAAGTCAGCGAGGTTGACCTCACTCTCAGACGGAGCGGGGAAGCTGACCTTGCCGCCTGACCATGAGCACGTCCATAGCCAGCCGGTGCGCGTCATCAGCGGATCATCGGTCGGCGCGAGGCGGATCGGGTGCCCGCCGTCCTTGGCGACGGCGAACCCCGCCTCGCCCACGACGGCGCGGAACGAACTCACGTCCACGATGATTTTGGCGCCCGTCGGGTCGTACACGAGTGGGCCGGTGATGGACGGGGTGAACGTCAACTCCGCCCCCACCGGGGCGATCCAGTCGGGGCGGTCGTCAGCGTCGGAGCCGTCGCCGTGGACCCGCGCGAAGCGGGCCACGACCAAGGCGCCGGGCATCTGCGGCCAGTCAGCATCGAGGGTCACGGGGGCCTCCTAGAGAGTTTCGGCAGCGCGTCGGGGTTCGAGCTCGCGGACCGTGGCACCCGTGGGCACCAGATCGTTGGCGGGACCGGCGACCACATCGGGGCCGATCAGGTGCTCCACGACCGTCTCGCGGGGCACGGTGGTCGTCCACAGCACCAGCGTGAGCACGATCCCGACGAAACCGGTGGCCGACACGATGGCGGCGATCTGCTCGCCGGTCAGGGTGACACCGAACGCGAGCGCCAGGCCGAGGATCGCGTTGACCCCGGCGATCAGCAGGCCGCCGATGGCGGACGAGCGGGTGGCGGTGGTGCTCATCACTGGCCCGCCTTGATCTCGATCACGGCGCCGTCCATCGCATCAGCGACAGCCTTACGCACCTCGCCCTTCAGGGCGTTGAGGTCGACGGTGGACACGCCCAGCTTCCCGAAAGCGTCGAGGAGGACGCGCGATTGGGCGTCGGTGGCGGCCTTGACGATGGTGGCGATGTCGGCGTTGCGGGCATTGAGCGCGGCGCGGCTGTAGGTGCCGTCGGCGATGGCTCGGAGCTGGTTGCGGATGTATTCGGTGTCGGACTTGATCGCGGCTGCGTCGGACATGGTGAGACCTCCTGTGGTCGGTGCGGGGGCTGGCTTGGGCGTGGGCTTGGGGGCGGATGAGACGGCGGACGCGATGCCCCACGGTCGGGTGTCCTGCTCTGCGGTCCGCGTCTGGAGGATGCTGACGTGCAAGTGCTTGTCGTGGGGATTGGAGCCGGTGTAGGCGCGAGGAATCCAGTTGCGGGAGCGTGAATAGATGATGCGCTCGTAGATGACGTAGTTGACGCGGGGGTCGCCGATCAGGCGATTGAGTACCAGCTTCATGTCGGGTCCGTCCTCGTCGAGGTCGAACGCGTTGACGGAGCCGCGCGAGTTGGGATTGTGGTCCGACTTGCGCGCGGAGTGGGCGGCGTCACCGATAGTGCCGTCCGAGCGCTTGTCGCGGTTCGGCCAGCGGGCGTTGATCTCCGATCGGAGCCTGACCAGAGATGGGGCGAGGTGCCAGGACATGATGGCCTCCTAGGGGTTGTCGATGGGTCCGCGGGGACGGACGGGCCGGGCAGGGGTGGGCATATGCAGGGGGTGGCCCACGACGGGCGGGTCGGTGGAGGGGGGCGCATCCCACCCTCGATCCAGTCGTGGACGGTCACGGCGTGCTCGACGGCGATGCGCAGCTGGTCCCACAGCGCGTCCATCTCGCGTTCGCGGGTGGCGCGCTCCTGCGCCATCTGGTCACGCAGCCGGGCGATGTCCTCGCGCATCGCGGCGAGCAGGTCGGACTGCATGCCCACGACGCCCTTGGCGCCCTCGACCACAAGGTTGTCGACCTCGACGGGTGTTTTCTTCCGCGCCGACCACCACGTCAGGACACCGACCAGTGTGCTGGAGGACACGACCCCGGCGATGAGTGTGGGCCACGTCATCGCACGACCCTCAGCGCAGCGATCCGCTCCGGTGCCGTGCGGCGGTGTCGCCCAATCAGGGTCAGTGATACGGCGCGGGAGGCAGCCAGCACGGCCCAGGTGATCGGCAGCATGGTGGCCAGCACCCACGGCCCTGTGTGCGCCACGGCCCATGCCATACCGAGCGAGACGATCACGATCAGCAGCCACCCGAGACGCTCGATGGCGAGCGGGGAGTCGATGCGTGCCATGACGCGGCCGTCGTGGCGCTGCATGAGGCTGGGTCGCCAGGTCATGCCGAGCAGCGCGGTGCCGACGCCGAGCAGCAGCAGGGCGCCGAGAGTGGCCTGCACCCAGCGCGGGATGGGGGTCAGTGACGGTAGCAGAGCATGTAGCAGGAGCGAGTCCGCGATGATGACCGCCGCGCCGATGGTCACCAGCACCAGCAGGGTGACGCTGAGCGGGTGGGCGCGCAGGTGGTCACGCCACGAGATCGGCTGCCCTGCGGCGGGTAGGTACAGGTGGTCGGGCATCACACGCTCCACGGGGCGATGGTCGACAGGTCGACGCGGTTCGTGGCGGCGGCCCCTGCGGCGACCACGCCGGTGGAGCCGACGTAGCCCACCAGATGGACGCCAGCGTTGTTGCTCATGGACTTGTAGGCCAACCCCTCTCCTGCGGGCAGTGACGGGCAGGCGGCCGACGGGAGGGTGAGCAGCGTTGTCCAGGGGGCCGGGAAGTTCCCGGCGGCGCGGGTCACGGAGCCGTGGAGGTAGACCGTGCCGTTCTTGATCCGCCAGTAGGCGGTGCCGGTGATGCCCGACGCGGGCGTCACAGCAGCCCATTCGGTCGAGGTGGGCACGGCCAACTGGGTGCGGAGCGAGGTACGCACCCCCGCCGACAGCTGCCCATCGGCCAGCTTCGCCAGTGAGATGCTGGCGAGGGTGGACTCGTCCCACGTGAGCGACAGCGGGAGAGCGTAGCGGCGGCGGCCCGCTGTCAGGATCGCCACCCGCTCACCGACTGCGCCCTTGGCCATGAGCGGGATGACCTCACCCGGCATGTCCTCCCCGGTGCACTGCACCATGTAGGGGGCGGTCGAGGTGACCGTACCGTCGAGGATGCTGACCGTCGGGCGATCGCGGCCGCCCATCAGTAGCTGCTCCAGTGTGCTCTTCCTCATCGGACCTCCTGCAGTGTCCATGCCGTCTCAGCCGACGGTGCCCATGTGTGCGACCAGCCGCGGATGATGGCGCGCTTCTCGACCTCGCGCTCGGTCCATGTCAGGGATGCGAGCGACCCGGCGTCGACGGGCTCCCACGGGGCGGTCAGGGTCAGCTCGGCGGCTTGGGCCTGCAGATCCCGGCCACGCTTGGCGGCCTGCGCATCGGCGGCCGTTTGGGATGTCGCCTCGACGCGGATGGTGTCGGTGTGGCGGCCGTAGCGCTTGATCGCTGCCAGGTCAACCCAGCGACCCACCAGGCCCTGCGTGCTGCCCGACCCTGCGGCGATGGCCAGCACCTCGTTGGGGACATCGAGCAGCCGGTCGGTCAGCTCCAGCTCGGGTACGAACTGCCCGCGTGTCCGGTCGTCGGCCCACTCGACCACGGGCTCGCCGCCAGGTGCACCGATCAGCGGAGCGGCGTATCCGCCGTCGCGGGTGGGCCGCACGGGCTCATGCCCTCCAGCGGCCAGCATCTCCGACAGCGCAGTGAGTAGCGGCGTGCCGACCTCCCATGTGAGCGGGACGCGAGCCGTGGCGTCGGTGTCGACGATGGCCAGCGGAACTCCGGGCAGGTAGGTCTCCAGCAGCCGGCGAGATTCGGCCTCGATGTCCCCGCCGGTGGGCAGCGTGTAGCTGCGGCGCAGATGGATGCGGGCCAGTCGCACCGTCGGGTCGACGGCGCTGAGCGTCCATATGTCGGGCCCGGAGGACATGGCGCGGGTCAGTCCGGTGGGCACCCATGTGCCGATCGTCCACGCCCCCTTCGCGCAGCGATAGGTGCCGCGCAGCAGGGCCCCACGCAGGTCGCCGGGATGCTCCCTGAGCTGCACCGTCATGCCATGCGGGGACGGGCGGCTCTCCTGCCAGTCGTCGGAGCCGGAGCCCTCGACGATGGGCAGCTCGTCGCCGTCGACGACGTGCAGTCGCCAGCTTTCCTGGCCGCGGCCCCGGCCGATCATCCGGCGACCCCTTCGGCGACGGTGACCTTCACCGACTGCACGATGCTGGACGTGCCAGACCACGACAGCTCGCCGGTGACCGCACCTGAGATGACGACCCCCGACGGGTCGCGGTAGGTGACGACGCCGGGATGCTGCCCGATGGCCAGCCACTCAGCCGGCGTGATCTCGTCGTCGTCGAGGACGACGAAATCGGCGCTGACCGTGCGCCCGGTGGGTGGGCCCCAGTAGTGCGTATCGAAGGCGTCGCCGGCGTAGCGGACGGCCTTGACGTGGCGGGCGGGCTGGGTGTGGCTGAGGTTGGGGTTCCAGATCCCGCGCAGCGTGCGGGGCCCGTCGGGGCCGGTCCAGTCGATGACGATATGGTCGGACTCCACGACGACCTCGACGGGCGCGGACTCGGACCAGCCGCCGCCCCGGGCGTAGGCGCGGACCTTGTACAGCAGCCGCTTCCGCAGTGGGGGCGTGTCGTCCTGTATGGACCAGGTGTCGCTAGCCTCGCCCAACAGATCCCATGTGACCCCGCCGTCGTAGGAGCGATAGAAGCTGACCTTCTCGGTCGCCTCGACGGGAAGGTCGCCGCCGTCAAAGGCATAGGTCGCCTCGTAGGCGACCTGGCCCCATCGGTACCAGCCGTACTCGTAGCGACCCTCCGGGTCGACGGTGTTGGCGTCGAAGGGGGTGCAGCGCATCGGCCCGGTCGAGGGCCTGTCGGCGATCAGGTGCGGACGCACGGCCCATACTGCGGCATCGCCTTGGCCGTAGTGCTCCAGCCTGGCGCTGACCAGCGCGCCGGCCGTGAGGGAGGTCTGCACGTGGACGGGGGAGCGCTGCTGATAGGTCGGGGACTCGACCCACTCGCCAGGTGATTCCTCGGCGCCGCTGACCAGCGTCATGCGGGCCCGCGCTGTCGCGGACGGCGTCAGCTTGAGCACCTCGGCACCAGCGCAGACGCGGTACTCCGGCCAGCGTTCAGGCAGCGGCACGTCCAGCGTCGACACCGACCCGGCGCCCACGACCACTGCGGGGGTGAAAGTGCCGTCGACGTTGAGGCTGCGGCGATCGACCGACGAATTCCGGCCGGGGGTCCATTTGTCCCATGGCAGCATCCATGCCAGCCGCGTCATGGTCAGGCCCGACGGGACGAGCGCCCCCAGTGCCACCGACTCGCCTACGACCTCCGCTGTCAGCGTGGGGCGTGGCGGGCGGGTCAGCTCGGTATCGAAAGCGACCTCGGCGGGGAGCGACCACTGATACCCGTCCCACGCCTCGGCGCGGACCCTGTAGCTGGAGGCGTCCTCGACGGGCAGGGTGGCCCAGATCACATGGGCTGCCAGGGTGCGGCTATGGACCTCCCTGCCTGCGCCGTCGAGCAGCGTCAGGCGCGTCTCCTGCACCGCCCCAGTGAAAGCCAGCTCGATTCGCACCGTGGAGCTCGTGACCGTCGACCCGTGCGACGGCGCCAGGATGGAGACCTCGGGGCGTGCACGGAGTGTGAAGATCCGCGAGGCGTAGGCGCCGGTGGTGGGGTGCTTGCCTCGGGTCGCGACCTGGACCTCGATCCGGTCACCGGCAGAGAAAGTGCCCGCCGGGATGGTGGCCGTCGCGGAGGTGCCGGGGTAGCGGTTGGTCCATGTCGTCGTGCCCTGCCTGCGGAAGCGGACGTGGGCGTAGGTCTGCGCCGAGCCATCGAAGGGCCGATGCTCGAAGGAGATCTCGATGTCCTCGCGCGGATCCAGCGAGGACAACCCCGCGATGACGGGGGCCGCGGGCGGGACGTCGGCGCTCAGGGTCGCCGAGTATCGCCAGTCGGGGGACACACCCTCGGGCATCAGTGGGTGCTGCGGCCGGATGCGCCACGTGTGCGACACGCCTGCCGCAAGCATGGCATGGGTCGCCGAGCGTGCAGCGCCACCGGGGGACTCGAGTGGGTACCAGTCCGGCTCAGGGGCGTCGCGACCCAGCGTCGAGGTGGTGAACTCCAACTGCCACGACTGCGCGGTCGTGGCACCCTGTAGCGTCCACTGCAGATCCGCGTCAGGGCCGGTGCGGCGGGCCTGTAGCGACGACGCCCCCAGCGGCACGGTAGCCGCCTGCGGCGACTCCGGCGACGTCGACTCTGATGCGCCGGCCGCATTGTGCGCGATCAGCCGGTAGGAGATCAGCGCGTTCGACGGGGGGCGATCCGTGGCCGTGTTCGCAGGGGCCGCGACGGTGGCGATGGTGGTCACCAGCCGCCGCCCATCGGCAAGTACCGCGACGCGCTCCACTGCGACGCGCTCTACCCGCCTGTCTGCCGCCGTCGGCGGCAGGGTCCAGGAGATGGTCGGGGTCGTGCCTGCCCATGTGACCGTCGGGGCGCCCAGTGCCGACGGTGCAACCACACCCGCCGCGACCTTGGTCGACGCTGCGGACGTCGCATCACCGGCAGCATTACGGGGCAGCACCTCGACGGTGACCGCGCGAACCTTGTCAGCAGTGATCGTGACCGTCCGGGCCGTGCCCGGCAGTGTCCTGCTGTACCAGGTGGGCGACCCGTCGACCTGCCAGCGCACCAGCACGCTCGTCCACGGCGCGCGGGCCGTCGGAGAGCCGGAGAACGGGACAGTGATCGTGCCATCGGCAGCACGCGACGGAGAGCCGATCGTCGCGCTCGGCGGCTTCTGCCACCACGCCTCCACCGTCGTCGACGACGACGGGTTGGACGTGACAGAGTGCTGCCTCTGCGCCACCTGCACCGCATAGCCATGCACACCGCTGGGGACCGCAATGGTCAGCTGGGGTGACCCTGCCGAGACGGCGCGCGGCGACAGCGTCGACCACTGCCCATCGGGCAGCTGCCGGATCTGCGGCACCACCTGGGCGTCGCTGACGACGCCGGAGAGATTAAGCCGCACCTGCTTCTCGGCGGTGCGGGTGGCCGACACGATCGACGGGGCCGCGACCTGCCACGGCCCGACCTGCACCTCATTGGACCAAGCGACCCGCCGCCCCGACGTGTGACCGGCCGAAGCTCGCACCCAGTACGTCTGCAGCGGATCGAGCGCCTGTCCGGCCCAGCTGGTGATCGTGTAGCGACCGTTCAGTGTCGTCTCGGACGTGGCCTGCGACCAGCCCCGCGACGTGGTGCGCAGCTGGTAGTACATCGCAGTGTAGCCGCTGGCTCCCGCCTCGTACTGCACCGAGATGAAAGCCCCCGTGCGGGTCGCGGCGAGGATCTTCGGCGGCGCCACCGTGATCGGGTCGACCTTGACCTCATTGGAATAGTCAGTCAAGACGCCGGAGGAGTGCCGGGCCCGCATCCGCACGTAGTACGGCGTGTTCACGTCGAGTGGGGTCGTGCCCCACGAGGTGACTGTGTAGTGCCCCTGCCGGGTCGTCTCCTGTGTCGCCTGCCACCAGCCCGAGGTCTCGGTACGCAGCTCGTAGATCATCACCGTGTAGCCAGACGCACCCGCCTGGTAGCGCACATAGATGTCCTTGCCGACGCGCTGCGTCGACAGGATCTCCGGGGGTGCGATCACCGTGGCCATAGGTCAGGCTCCAATCGGGACTAGGTCGACGTTGTGCTGCGCCACGAGCCGCTCCAGGTGCTCGTAGAGGTCCGCGAACTCGCGGAAGGTGGACACCTGGCGGGCGTCGAGGGCGAGGGTGAGGCTGTTGATGTGCATCGTGCGACTGAGGGCCGCGGACTCGCGGGCGTTGTAGACCCGCTCGCCGCCTCGGAAGTCGACCAGCTCAGGGCCTCGCTCGCCGACCCAGGCGAGACCGCTGGGCGCTGACAGTGTGCCCGCTGCAAAGCCGGGGACGTTGAGGAAGCCGAGCAGCTCGGCCAGGCCGGGAACCTTCCCGGCGGCCCACTTTGCGGCGCCGCCGATGGCCTGCTTGGCGGAGCCCATGAAGGTCTCCCCCCACGGGCCCGAGGTCATCTCGCCGAGCGAGGTTTGGATCTCGCGGAATTGGCGGGGGAGTTCGACCAGGAGGTCGATGAGGTTTCCCTTGTCGTCGGTCACCATCTGGCCCTGGGTGTCGACTCCGGCCTCGCCGCCACCGTTGATGGTGGCGGCGCCTGACAGATATGGCTCGGGGTTGACCTGCCGCCCGTTGCGGCGGACTTCGAGGTGAAGGTGCGGGCCGTTGGAGTTGCCGGTGGAGCCGAGATATCCGAGGATGCCGCCGGCCTGCACAGCCTGTCCCACGGATGCGATCAGGCGAGACATGTGGGCGTAGAGCGTCTGCAGACCCCCGCCGTGGTTGACGATCGCGTGGTGGCCGTAGGAGCGGCCAAGTCGAGCGGCGTGAGACACCGTGCCCGCCCACATCGAGCGAATCGGGGTGCCGTATGGGTTGCCCAGGCTCGAGCCGAAGTCGAGGCCGCCGTGCCACTTGCCGGAGCTGCGGTACCGCCCGCCGTTCCATCCGAAGTGGCCGCCGGGCACGGGGCGGATCGCTCCGCCTCCCGCATAGCCGGGGACATGGAAGTCGCCGGCGTTGATGGCCTCCAGCACGTCACGGTATCGGCGCGTCTGGTCACGGTTGACGATGAACTCTTCGCCCTCGAACCGGAACAGGCCGCCGCTGCGGGTCTGCCCGAGGTAGGGGTCGCGGTTCGAGGCGGACCACGGCAGGTCCACGTAGCCGCCGGTCTGGTACGCAGCGAGCGCGCGGGCCGCACCACCCCCGCCGCCGGAGCGGGCGGCAGGAACGTTGACCGTGGGGATCGGGTCGCCGACGTCGACGCCGGGGATCAGGTTGAGGAGCTTGCGCAGGCCGTTGTTCCAGATGACGTCGATCACGAAGTTGACCGGCGCTGCTGCGGCGCGCTGGATGCCGCCCCAGACGTTGCCCCAGTTCTTCCCAAACCATTCGACAGCATCGCCGATCTGGTCGAACGTGGGGGCAAACACGCTCTCCCACAGCCACCCAACGGCCGGGCCGACGACGTTCTCGATGATGTCCCAGATGCCGTTGAGGACGGGGTATAGGCCCGTGTCCCATGCCCACTTCACGACCTTGGCGATGCCCTCGAAGGCGGGGATCAGGACGCGGTCAGCGAAGTCGAGGACGACCGGAGCGACGCGCTCGCTGATGAAGTCAGCGATCGTGCGGAAGGTGGGCAGTACGCGGTCGGTGATGAAGTCCGCCACCGTGCGGAGTGCGGGAAGAGCGACATCCTCAAACACGCGGCGCATCGTCGGCGCCACCCGGTCGGTAAGGAAGGCAACGATCTGCCCGACGACCGGCAGGACGTTGCGGGTGATAATCGAGACGAAGGTGTCGAGCGCGGGCCCAACGACAGACAGCACCACGCCGGCGATGCTTGACCACGTCGGAATCAGGGTGCCGGTCACATAGTCGCCGACGGCGCGCATGACGGGCATCAGGCCCTGGCCCAGTCCGTCCCAGAGTTGCTGGAAAGCGGGCACGCCGACGCCGGTGACCCATTCGCCGAGCTCGGATAGCCGGTCATGGATCAGCAGCATCACGCCGACAGCCGGGTGGTCCTCCTTGAGGCCGAACAGGCCGCCGTCGAATTCGCCATGGAACAGCAGGCTCCAGGCGGACTGGGCGCCTTCTGCCAGCCAGCCGATGGCGCCGCCGACCGTGTCGATGACGTCAGGCAGGCGTTCCATGCCGGAGATGATTGAGGGCATGATGCTGCCCACCCAATCCCCGAACTGCACCGCCAGCGGCTCCAGCTTGCCGCCCAGGGAGTCGATCGCCGGGATCGCGGCCTGGAACCCCTCGGTGAACGCCTGCAGCACAGGGGTGGCGAAACTCTCACCAATGCGCCCCAGCGCGGCGCGAGCATTGGCCATCGCACCCTCGAAAGTCTCGCCGGACTTCTGGGCCGCGCCGCCCAGGCCCTTCTCCATCGCAGACTGGAAGGTCTCGAAGTCGATGGACCCCTTGCGGGCAAGCTCCGAGACTTCCTCGGTGGTGATGCCCATCTCTTTGGCGACGAACTGCAACACCGGGATACCGCGGTCGCCCAGCTGTGCGATCACATCGCCCTGCAGCTTGTTGGAGCTCGCCACCTTATTGAAGATGGCGCCCATCTCGCCCATGCCTGAACCCGCGATGGTCGCGGTGTCACCGACGAGCTTCAGGGTGCGCTCGAGGTCCTTACCGGGCTTGATATTCGCGGCGACGGCGGAGGCTGCGACGGTGGCTGCGTCACCCATGCCGAAGGCCGTGCCCTTGACGGAAGCCAGGGCGTTGCCCATGATCGCCTCGACGCCCGCGGCGGAGTGGCCCAAGCCCTCCAGCTTCTTCTCGGCACCAGCGACATTGAGCGACCGCTCGATGCCGGCACCGAAGGACATGCTGCCGAGGCCCTTGAGTGCGCCCCCGACGCCGTCGAGGAGCTTCATGCCGACACCCATGCCGACGCCGGACATCACATTACGGAGAAAGCCGCCGGAGCGCTTAGCGAAACTGTCGCCATACTCGGCGCCGGCCTTGTCGCCTGCCTGCCGGGCGGCGGGGGCAGCCTTGCCCATCTCCTGTTTGATGGCAGGCACGAGCCCTCTGGTAGAGGGCGCCAACTGGAGGTAGGCCGTGCCCAGATTCAGATCAGCCAAGGCCCCCCTCCAGTGTGCTCACTTCTTGCTGTGTTTGCGCCGGAACTTTTCAGCCATTAGCTGGGCCCTAGCGTCGCCTGCCGCCTTCTCCCGCATGTCAGCGGGCCGCGGGTAGGGCTTGGAGTCCTTCGCGCCGAGGCGGTCGAAAATTGCGGCGGCAATGTAGTCGCCCTGATCCCACTCGGCCGGGGCGTGGATCGCACGCCAGGACGCGGAGCCAGGGGGGAGATTGGCGGCCAGCGCGGCCGCTCTGCGGATCGTGTAACGCCCTCGCCACATGTCGCCCAGATCGAGGGCGTAGACGCGCTGGAAATCGGCCTCCAGCGCGTCTGGGCACTCGGCGAGCAGGTGGACGAGGGTCAGGAGTTTGGGTTGAGCTCCGCGAACAGTTCCTGCAGGAACTCGACACCGGCGGCCACCGGGACGCGGCCCGTGTCGGGATCTCGAAGCACCTCCATCAGCTGCCCGAACTGGGCGGCGCCTAGCACTCCGCGCAGCGCGGAGGGTGCAGCGGATACCGCACTGGGGCCGCCGTCGTTGAGGGTAGCCAACTTCTCGAGCAGCTCGAAGTCGTCGAGCGCGTCGCTGGAGACGCTCCACTCGCGGTCTCGGACGACGACCGTGTATGAGTCCACCTCGACGGCTTCGGTCTCGGCAGTTGGCTTCTGGTGGTCAGCGGGCGGAGCGATCTCGCGTGCCTTCTCGCTGGGCTTCCTTGCCGTCGACTTCCTCGCGGCAGGCTTCTTTGCTTCGGACATGGCAGACCTTTCAGGATGCTTGCAGACCTTTGGGAATGAGGCCGCCCCCGGAGCGGTCTGCGGTGACTCCGGGGGCGGCGGCTACGGGGGGGATGGGGCTAGGTGCCCGAGCCGACGATGGCCGGGTTGTCGGTGATCTCGAACCAGTCGCCGATGGGGGTGACCTCGAACTCGTGGATCGTCATGGCGGCGTTGCGGTGCTGGATCGTGCCGGTGCGGGCGTAGTCGCCGGCCGGGATCACGTAGCGCTTGTGCACGTCGCCGTCGAGCATGTCAAAGACCCATGCGCGGGTATCGGAGGCGACCTGATCCTTCACCGTGGTGGTCGCCACGCCTGTCGCGACGACGGGCTCCTGGCCACGGTACTTCAGCCCATGCACAGCGAGGTTCTCCTCGAGCGCCTGGAACTTGAACGTCGTGTCGGAGCTGGTGACCTTGCGGCGGACGATCTTGGCGCCCTGCCAGGCACGGAACGGCTCCGAGTTCTGGTCGAGCGACTCGTCGATGCCATCCTCGGACAGCCATCCGATCTCGACAAAGCCGGCGGGCGGCTCATCCAGGCCTGTGGGGCCGGTGGTGCCACGAGGCGCGACCCAGGCCCCGCCTGCCTCGTCGCCGTAAATGCGGACGTTCTCAAGGTTCTTCGCCATGTCAGGCCTCCTTGGTCTCGGTGATCGCGGCCAGGCCGTCGACCACGGTCTTGCGGTTCTTGCCGGACTTCTCGGCCTCCAGCGCGGCGGCGTCCAGCTCGACGTCGTCGCCGACGGACTTGAGCACCTCGTCGGCAGTGAGATTGTCAGTTGCCAGCTTCGGGGGATGGGTGCCGAACACTTCGGCGGGGGTCGGGGCGTCGACCTTGCGGGCGAGGCCGGACATGACCAGGTCGGCGGCGAGGCCGGCGTCGAGGTCGGCCGACTGATCGGCCTCGTAGCTCGTGCCATCCGCACCGTGGTACGGGTAGGCAAACTCGACACGCGTCATGGCGTGATCCTTCCTTGTTGTGCACCCGTGGTGCGGTTGCCGACTCGCCGGACCAGCGAGTCGAACGTGAACTGGTAGCGCTTGAGCGCGCTACTGGGGTCGGGAAACTCAAAGGGTCCCGTCGTGATGACATTGCTGGCCTTCGTCGTGTCGTCCAGCCATGTGCCATCTGGCACCTCGAGGGCCTCAGCTATGTCGTGGGCAAGCTCGGAGGCGGCGAAGGCATCGGCGTGCCACACCTCGACGAGCATCTTCGGCGCGTCCTGCACGAGATTGGGGCGGGTGCCGCCCACGCGGGAGACGCGGATGGTGCCATCGACCATCTCGGCCGGCACGCGGGTGGAGGCCAGCAGGTAGCCGGAGCGGTGCAGGTGCGTGATCCACGCTGCCTCAGAGTCGGGGCGGGGGGCGGTCATGTCGACTCCACCGCCTGCAGGAGGCGGCGGCCACGCTCGGACGATCCGGCGTTGATGCCGGTCACCCGTGAGACCGTGTCGCCGTGCCAGACGCTGTAGCCGCCCCACGACGAGGCCCCATTGCAGCGGGCGGCGATGGCGTCGGCTGCGGGCCTGATGCCCTGCTCGTAGATCTGGCGAGACAGCGCATCGCGGGCACCGGCCTCAATGGCCAGCTCCCAGTCGCGGCCACGGTAAAACTCGCGGCGGCCACCGAAGAATGTCTGGATCGACACGAGATCACCCCTTTCGTTTGAGCAGCTCAACCACGACGCCGGCCACAGGGTTATCCCAGGGCCCGTTCGTCCAGTCGAGCGAGGCGCCGTTGACCTCGTACCAGTCGCCATCGACATGGACCTCTTCGGAGCCGTCCAGCTCGATGCCGGGCGGGCAGTAGAGGGCCCAGGCGATCCGGGACGTGTCGCGGCCTGCCTGTACGGCTTCCCGTGGCACACCGGGCGCCATCCCGTAGACGGACAGGTCAAACTCCTCGAGGTCGGCCACGGGTCGGTAGCCGTGCGGGTTGCGCTCAGCTGCGGCCACTGGGCGGCGGGCTGGGAGGATGTAGACCCGGCGACGGTCAGCGAGTCGCAGCCTCATCGCCGGATGATCCCGGAGCCGGGCAGCACGGTGAAAGCGCGGCGGCGACGCCCAAGGCCGTTGAACTCGGCGCACATGGCGCGCAGGTCGCGCTCCTCGCGGCGGGTCAGGAAACCGGGGTCGTAGCGGCGGGTGTCGACTGTCTGTGATGCGGAGAACGGCCCGTTGGTGACCTGCTCGGTCGTAACCTCGCCGTCGCCGTACTGCACCCTGCGGATGATGGCGGTCCGCAGAATCGCCTTGACCGCGTCGCCATGAGGGAACGCCTCGTCCTCGATGCACGGGGCCACAACCTTCGCGCGCGCCAGGACGTCGTCAATGTGGTCTCGGATCACCTTGTCTGCCACACCGCTGCCGACGTGGGGGTGGATGTCCTCGGGGAGAAGGATAATCACACATGACCTCCTGCCTTGAACGGGGGAGTAATGGAGGGCGGCGCATAGGGAGCGCCGCCCTCCACTGCTCAGAGAACCTTCGCCGACAGCGAAGCGTTCGGGTTGGCCAGGATCGGCAGGGCGATGGCCTTGCCCATGACCCAGCCCATCGGCGGGGCGTCGGCGCGGTAGAGGCCCGCGACGATGCCGGAGCGCTCGGCTTCACCGAGATTGAACCGCGGATCGCCAGACTCGACGGTCGGGGCGAACACGGTGCCGCCCACCTGGCCGGCGACAGCCAGCACAAGGCGGTCGTCGGCGATGAAGCGCGTCCCGCCGGCACGACCGTCGTAGGACTGCAAGGTCGGGAGGCCCTGGCCTGCCAGGACGTCGTTGACCGCATCGCGGCCCACGATCGCGCCGGTGCCGGTGATGTAGCCAGCGGCAGCCAGCTTGGCGCCCAGGATGGTCGCCACGCGGGTGGAGCTGAACAACGTGTCGGGCGTCATGCCGGACTCGTCGGCGATCATGTCGGCCCACCTGCGCAGGTCGGCGATCGGGTCGGCGCCTGCGGCGGACCACAGCTCGGTCGGCGCGGCATTCGTGTGCGCGGCCTTGCGGCCAAATGCCACGTTCTGCTTCACCTTGTTCTCGTTGATGGCGAGGGAGCCGTTGACGAGCGCCTCGCCGCGAGCGCGGTTGAGGCGGGTGATGATCGCGCGGACCATGGCGTCGGCCTTGTCCTCGGCGAGCTTCTGCACGCGGGCAGGCTCGGTGACCTGCTCGTACTCCGACAGACGCAACTTGCGGGAGACGGGGAGGAGACGGATGGTCTTCTCCTCGCCCTTCGAGCCGCGGCCGATGGAGGCCTCGGTGTCGAACTCGCCGTACTCCGCCTCGTCGCCGATGATCTCGCCGACGGTCCAGGAGAACTTGACCTCGTCCTGGTTGAGGTTGGGCAGGATGCGAGTGAGCAGGGAGTCATCCAGCGACTCCATCGCGACGCGCGAGAATGCGGTCAGCTCGGCGGGGTCGACGATGTCAGTCCAGAGCGTTGCCATCTCAGGCCTCCTCGTAGATGAACGCTCCGCGGTCGGCGGGGACCGTGAGCGTGACGGGCAGGAAAGCGACCTTGATGCGGCCGTGCCACATCACCGCGGTCGGCTCGTCGCCGTGGGTGATGTCGCGGTTGTCGATGGAGAACCCGTAGAGGGTCTGACCCTCGGTGCCCACGTAGGGGCCGAAGGTGCCGTCGCCGAGATCGGTGAGCGGGTAGCCGGACGGCACCACGCCGTTCTCGACGCCCTCGGCGGTGGCGAACGCCTCGGCGTTCAGGGTTCCGGGATGAGCCTCGGCTACTGCGTGCCGAGATCCCATCCAGCGGTCATCGCCGCCACTGCGGGCGGTCGTGATGGGGCCAATGCCCATGATGGTTTCCCCCTTTCAGGGAGTCAGTTCTTCTTGCTGTAGCGAGCCTCGGCGCGTTCGCGTCCAAGCTCATAGGGAGTGGTCTGCGCGTTCGGATCTCCGGTGCCCTGATACGGGTTGCCGCCGGGCTTGACTGCGGACTTCGCATCTTCCAGCCACTCGTCAGCGGACCGCTCCAACTCCTCGCGGGTGGAGCCGTTGAGCCACTTCTCTGGCACCTTCTTGGCGGCGGCGATCTTGGCCTTCTCGACCTCGATGTCCTTGGCGGACAGCGACCCGTTCAGGGTGGACACCTCGGTCTCCAATTCGGTGATCCGGGCGGTGGCCTGGTCAAGGGTGGCCTGTGCGTCGGCCTTGAAGGCCTTGAGGTCGTCGTAGTCGGCGTACTTGTCGCGCTCGCGCTGGACGCGGGGCCCGATGGCGGCGTCGATCTTCGCCTGTAGCTGCTCGGTGGTGGTGATGGGCGTGTCGAGATCCGGCACGGTTTTCCTCCTTGGTCCGCGCATTGACCGCTGCGCGTCGGCGTGGCCCCATCCGCATGGAACGGCGGGAGATCATTGGGCCCGTGTGGGCATGAGAAAACCCGCGAGGCCATCGCCTGCGGGTTGAAAGGGGTCGCCGTGGTGCTGTGGGCTAGGGGAGGTCGCCGTAGCGGTCCTGCAGGGCCTGCTGCGTGCCTGCGATGAAGCCGCCGTTGTAGGCCCTCGTGATCGTCGCTGCGTGCAGATCCTTGCCCAGATAGGACTCGTGCTCAGGTGCGCGGCCACGGTTGGCCACCGCGTCGTTCCATCCCTGTTCACGGGCGGCATGCATCTCGGTCTTGGTGGGGAGCTTGCCGCCGCTCACTGGTTCCACGTTCCCGCTCTCTTCTGCATGGCCTCGAGGTTGCCGTCGTGCATCTGCTGCCAATCTTGCCATGTGTAGCGCGGATTCGCGTCCCAATAGGCCAGCATTTCCTCGCTCGCCCACGAGCGCGCCGTGGGCTCGTTGACGCTCCACAGGTCTCGGGGTGTGCGTCCCGCTGCACGGGCCTCGGCGGTCAGCATGAATCCGTTCGTGGCGTTCTCGGCGTGGACGAACTCGGCCTCGAGGTACTGCTCGTAGTCCTCGCGCTGCTGACGGCGCGCAGGGGCCTGCTGTTTCGCGGTGCGGCCGCTGACATGCTCCCACTGCGCCATCGCGAAGTGCTCGCGGCGGGTATCGGGGAGCTTGTCGTCGAATCGTGCCTGGTCGCGTGGATCCAGGTTCTCGTACCAGTCGTAGACGTCGGGATGGAATGGGTCGCCCAGGTCCACGCGGCGGCCGGACGTGTCGTAGAAGTTGGCATCGAGGATTTCGGAGATTCGCTCGGCCTCGACGTAGTCGCCGCGCGTCATCGCTTCCTCTATGCGGGCCTCCAGCTCACTCTCTGTCAGCTTGAGCAGGGAGTCGGCGCCGTCGTCATCATCCTTGGTTTCGTGGGCTTCGACGGGCTTGCTGCCCGTTCTCCACTGGATCAGCAGCTCGGCGGGGTCGTAGCCCTCGGGCAGAGGGTCGCCGGGGCCGATCGGCACGATCTGGCAGTTGCAGTTGCCGTGGAATTGGCTGAGCTCGCCGGCGGTCTTGGCCGTGCGGTAGACGGCACCTCGCGAGCCGAGCATGATGCAGAAGTCGCAAGGGTCGGGCCCCGACGGGACTCGCGCGAAAGTGACCCCCCGCTTGTCGCGTCCCCACTGTGTATCGCGGCCCGCGTTGTCGACGATGGTGTCGCGGGCGGGTTGCTTGATGTACTTGTCGAGCGAGGTGGACAGCGCGGCCATCGTCGCGTCGGCGTCGCCCTTGAACAGATGGGTGGACGCCGAGCGTGCCCGGGCCTCGGTCGCTGCATCAGGGTAGGTCTCGGCCTGCTGGGCGCGGTACTCGCCGGGCGCGCCTGCTGCGGCGCGCAGCTCGTCGTACCACTCGGCGCCGACCGCTGCCGATAGGTTTCCGTACTCTCGCGCTAGGGCGGGGAACGCCTCCGCGAGCAGCGCTGCGGCATCCTCGGGATCGAGTTCCGCTGCGCGGCGAGACATGGCGTTGAGGTCAGATTTGGCCATGCCGGAGAGCCGCGAGAGGACGTCTCGGAGGCGGGCCACCTCGGCGGCGGTGGCCATCGGCTACACCGTCGCCGTGGGTGCGGTCGTGGGCCTAGGTTCGCGGGTCAGCACCTTGTCGAGTAGCCCGCTGCCTCGGGCAGCGCGGTTCTCGTCAGCATGAACACGGGCGGCGTCGGGTGAGATTGGCAGCAAGTCCAGGGTGGCCTTCGTGCCCGCCTGGAAGTTCCCCGCGCCGATCTGCTGGGCAACGAACTGGCCCTGCTCGAGCGGGGACCTGGTTCGCGCCTCCTGCCACTGCGACTTCAGCGACGACACCTCGCGGGCATCGAAGTCGCCATACAGAGCAGTGAGAGTGTTCAGCGCCATTGCCCGGCGGCCGCGATTGAAGCTCGGCTGCTGGTCCTCGACGGAGCGAACCAGGTCGACTTCCTGGGCCCAGATCGCCTGCGCAGATGTCGGATTGGAATCGGCGATGATGCCGAGATAGTTCGGCGGAATCGAGGATGCGCCGGAGAACAAGCCGCCGATCAGCCGCATCTGGTCCGAGAATGGCTGCTGGCTCGCCTGCGGGGAATAGTGGATCTCGGCTCGGCGCAGACTCTCGGGGTAGTTCGGCTCATCGTCAGGATGGATGTCGGGGAGCATGTCGACGCCGCCCGGCATCCGCACCCAGCCCTTACCCTCGAAGGCCTCCGGATCGACACCCAGCATCCGCTCGCGCGGGTTGGAGTACCACTCGGCCGACACCTCGGAGCGCATGAACGTTCGCACGCCGGCGTCCGTGAGGCCCATGATCGGACGGGTGATCCGCGACGTCCCAAACGGTCGCTCCAGCGTGGCGCCATGCACATACGGCGCGCAGGGGACACGCGTGGGCGAGTCGATCTCGTCGATGACCATCAGGCGACCGCCGACGAGCTGCTCGACATGCAGGGTCAAGCCAGGCATGTAGATGTTCGCTCGGCGATCACCGAGCAGCTCCAGCGCAGAGGTGACCGTGCCGGCACGGTTGACCGTCGCCGTCGCAGCCAGCGCCGACGAAGCCGTGTGCAGCACGCGGGGCTCACCGGCGGCAGTGTCGCCGGGCGTGGTGAACACAAACGCGGGCCCGTGGCGCAGTGCGGCATTGATGGCCATCTGCTCGATGAACCCGGCTTCGCCCTCGTCCAGGGCGCGCTCCAGGTCGTTCAGCAAGCCACTGTCATCGAGGGTGAAGCCGGCCGGTCGGAGGCGTGAGCTGAAAACCTCGATCGCCTTACCGGGCCAGAACATCGGGGTCTGCTGGACGGTTTTGCCGTCGGGGAGAGTCATCCCGTAGGCGTCCAGCAGTCGCTCGGCGTCGGCGTAGAGAGTGCGCTTCTGGTTGCGCTTGGACTGTCGGGCGATCTGCGCCTGCAGGCGACGGAAGGCGTCCAATTCGGCGGCGGTGGCCATGCGTGCCATTCGGTCACCTCCTGCCAGCGGCTCGGCCGCGGCCTGAGCCGCGGCCACGGGTTGATTCGCGCCGATCCCCGACGGGGTGGCGCTTCGTTGTCTTTGCTGTCCATACGGCCATAGCTGCCGCCTCGATGGGCAGCTGATCTGCCTCGGCGGTCATCGGTTTCCACGACCAGCCACCCGTGCGGACCTTCTGATCGCACTGGGTGGCCGAAGCTGTCAGTGCGTCGGTTTCCTCGCCGATTGGGTGAGTCAGCGTCCTGTCGCGCTGCGCATCCAGGAGCATTGCGTTGGCCGCTAGCACCTGCGGGGTGTTCATCAGATGGATCATCTGCCTAGGCACGCCCGCGTCGACCAGCGCCCTGTGGAGCGTACTGGCCTCACCGCCGCCAGCGATCGAGATGGCGGCCAGGGAGCGCCATCTCTCGGGTCGGACGGGATCTGCTGTCAGCCAGGTGACGAGCGCCCTGGTGCCTGTGGCTGCCGATCCGCTGTGGGCGCCGATCAGCTCGACGTGGACCCCCTCATCATGCTTGACTGCGCCGGCCACAGCCTGGCGAGAGCCGTCGAAGTCGAAAACGATGGCCAGCGACCGGATGCCCTCGGGCGGTTCAGTCGTCGCGGTCTCGGCCCACTCGCCCGCGGAGATCAGCGACGGCGACTTGTCGGCCTCATCGTCCCAAATGCCCATGCCCTCGCGGCGGAAGTCGCCGGGGGTGAGCTTGCGCCTCAATCGAAGGATTGACTCCTCCGGCGTGCGTAGGGGGTAGGACGGGTTCATCCGTGCCCACACCTGGCGGTCGTCGGGGTCGTCGCCCTTCTCCGCGCCGATCTCGATCCATGCCCCATCGGGCAGTTCGCCCGCAGCGGCCTGCTCGCGCATTCGGGTGAACACTTCGGACTTGCCGGCGTCCTCCGGCTTCGGAGGGGTGCCGATGTAGACATGCAGGCCAAACTTCGAGGTGTTCATCGTGGCCAGCATGTTGCTCATGGCCTTCTCGGACAAAATCTGCGCCTCGTCGAAAACCAGGACGTCGACACCGGGGATGCCTCGCCCGAAACCGGCCTCGCGGGCGCCGAAAAGAATGCGCGACCCATTGAGGAACGCGATTTCCTCGGTGCCGGAACCGGTGTGCACATGCCTGACGAACGGCTTGACTTTGGCCCGCTGCGCGAAGGCCTGCATGTCCCGGAACGTCTCCTCATGGGTGCGGGAATGCTGCGCGGACCAGATGACCAGCAAGCCGGCCATGTCGACGCACAGGGCGAACAGCAGGCCGGAGAATGTGTAGGTTTTGCCGACCTGGCGGGGGGCGGAGATCCCGACGCCGTCGATCGTGGTAGCCAGCCTGCCATTGTCCCGCTTGGACAGGATCACCCTGCCCAGGCCGTGCTGCCAGTCGTCGAAGGTGATGCCGAGCTTCCTGCGGCACGTGGTCGCCGTCTGAGGCCACCCCGTCGAAGCGATGCCGGTGGGGACACTCAGTCGCTTGGCGACCTCAGAGAGCTTCCGCGCTCCAGGCTTCGTCCTCGACGTGCTCAACGTCGTCACCCTCCTCCTTGGCCCGCATGTCGATCGCCTCGATCTCCTTGGCGATGTCCTGCAGCCGCCGGGTCAACGCGGCAAGATCACGGGGCGGGCAGTCAGGATTCGCCACCGCAACAGCAATCCGGTCACGCATCGCCACCAGCAGGGTGCGGTGGTCGCCAGACTTCGCGGCCTCAGCAACCGACTGGGCGCGCGCCAGTGTCTTCTTCTCGTCGGGAGCGACGGCGCGCAGCTGAGGTTTCGGCACGATGGCACCCCCTTCGAGGCGGAGTGAGGCATGGAAAAACGTCGTGTATAAACCGGCCCTATGCCGTGGGAGGGCCGGTTTATACACGACGTT